CCGGTGCGCCGGGCCGAGCTGACGAAGATGCAGGCGGAGCCCGGCCTGACCGGCGTGCGCCAGGCGTTCGGCCCCAGCGTGGCGCCGGGGCTCACGCCCCAGCGGCTGGCCGCGATCCTGCGCGCCTGCGACGACGGCAACACGCATGACTACCTGGTGCTGGCCGAGGAGATGGAGGAGCGCGACCCGCACTACGCCTCGGTCCTGGGCGTGCGCAAGCGCGCCGTCTCCGGGGTGGAGCCCGTCGTCGAGCCCGCCTCGGAAGACCCGCGGGACAAGAAGATCGCCGAGGATGTGCGCGAGACCATCGCGATGAGCGATGCCTTCCCCGACCTGATCGAGGATATGCTCGACGCCCTGGGCAAGGGGTTCGCCGCGATCGAGATCGACTGGAAGCGCGGCACGCAGCGCTGGACGCCGCGCGCCTATATCCACCGCGACCAGCGGTATTTCCGGTTCGACCGCGCCACGGGGCGCGAGCTGCGGCTGATCGACGAGGACGACCCGGCCGAGGGTATCCCGCTGGAGCCGTTCAAGTGGATCGAGCACCGCACCCGGCTGAAGTCCGGCCTGCCCGCGCGCGGGGGGCTCGCCCGGCTGGTGGCCTTCGGCTGGATGTGCAAGGCATACACCCTCAAGGACTGGGTGGCCTTCATCGAGACCTACGGCCTGCCGCTGCGCCTCGGCCGCTACGGCGGCGAGCACTCGGCGCAGGACATCGAGAAGCTGTTCTCGGCGGTCGCCAATATCGGCACCGACGCGGCGGCCGTCCTGCCACGGGGCATGGAGATCGAGTTCCAGGAAACCGGCTCGGTCAATGGCGACCGGATATTTGAGAGCCTCGCGCGCTATGTCGACGAGCAGACGTCCAAGGCGGTGCTGGGCCAGACCATGACGGCCGACAACGGCTCGTCGCGCGCCCAGGCGGAGGTGCACGACAACGTGCGCCACGACATCGCCTCGGCCGATGCCCGCGCCGTGGCCGGCACGCTCAACCGCGACCTGGTCAAGCCCTATGTCGACCTGAACTACGGCGTGCCCAAGCGCTACCCGCGCATCACCATCCCGATCGCCGAGCCCCAAGACACCGACATGATCATCCGCAACGTCACGCGGCTGGCCGTGGCGGGCGTGCGGTTCAACCAGTCCGAGGTGCGCCAGCGCCTGGGCTTTTCCGACCCCGAGCCCGGCGACGACGTGGTGGGCGGCCCGCCCGAGCCGAAGCGCTCGGCCACCGCGATGAACCGCGAGACGCCCGGCCCGGCGGACGCGCTCGACGAGCTCGAGACCGAAATGCTCGAGGACTGGGAGGAGGTCATGGGCGAGACCCTCGACCCGATCGAGGAGATCATCGACGGCGCCGGCAGCTACGAGGAGGTCATGGAGCGGCTGGCCGGGCTCGACGGCCTGCCCGCAAGCCGCATCATCGACACCCTCGTGAAGGGCATGTTCAAGGCGCGCGCCCAGGGCGACGTGACCGATGAGTGATCGGCCGAGCTACAGCTTCCGCCCCGGCCCGCCGCCCGAGGCGTCCCGCTTTCTCGCCAACAAGGGCTGGCAGCCGGCCTTCTCCTGGCGCGACGTCGAGCCCGAGGAGCACGCAGTCTCGTTCACCGTGGCCAAGGCGATGCAGATGGACGTGCTCTCCGACATCCGCGGGGAAGTGCAGCGCGCGCTCGACGAGGGCGTGCCCTTCGAGGAGTTCCAGCGCACCCTGCGCCCGCGCCTCGAGCGGCTCGGCTGGTGGGGGCGGCGCGAGATGGTCGACCCCGCCACCGGCCTGACCGAGACCGTGCAGCTCGGATCGCCGCGCCGGCTGCGCACGATCTACCGCGCCAACCTGCGCGCGGCGCGTGCCGCCGGACAGTGGGACCGCATCGAGCGCACGAAGGAGGCGCGGCCCTACCTGGTCTATCGCCTGGGCCCCAGCGAGCGGCACCGGCCCGAGCATGCGGCCAAGGAGGGGCTCGTCCTGTCGGTGGACGATCCGTTCTGGGATCGCTGGATGCCGCCCAATGGCTGGGACTGCAAGTGCTGGGTGCGCCAGATCAGCCGCGAAGAGGGCGAGCGCCTGGGTGTCGATGACAGCCCCGAGGTGCCGGTGCGCCGGGTGGTCAATCGCCGCACCGGCGAGGTGCGCGACGTGCCCCGCGGCATCGATCCGGGCTGGGAGCGCAACCCCGGCGCCCAGCGGGTGCGCGCGGCGATCGACTTCCTGGACGGCCGCCTGCGCAGCGCGCCCCCGGAGGTGGCCCGCGTGGCCGAGCGCGATCTGCAATCGGGCTGGATGGCGGAGCGCGCGCGCCAGCATCCGGAGTGGCGCGACGACCTGCCGTTTCTGGACGCTCTGAGGCGGATTTTCGGGGGCTGAGCCGAGTGATGCGGCGACCGGGGCGCGCAACACCGCCGCAGCGCGCCGTTAAATACCCATTTAATACCCTTGCCGGGTTTTCCCGGAGCATCTACCCTCGCAAGGATAGCGGCGCTCCTCGGCGCGCTGAGCGGCTCTGACGCAACCGCCCCCGACGCGATCCCCCGCCCCTGAATTCCTTCAAGGCTGATACGCCCGCCTGCCTGCGCGAGTGTGGCCGCATGGCAAGGACGCGGTACACACAAATCCAGGCGGTGGCGCTGAACCTCGAAGGGGCTTCGACCCCGGAGTGGATCCAGCTTACACCCTCTGGCCCCGACATCCAGGGACGCGACGGCCGGCGCTGGACGCTGCCCAGCCCCGAGGAGGTCGTCGCGGCCTTTCAGCGACACGGGGCCGAGCTGCCCGTCGACATCGAGCACGCCACCCAGATCAAGGGAGCGAAGGGCGAGCCCGCCCCGGCCGTCGGCTGGATCTCCGACATGGAGGTGCGCGACGGCGCGCTCTGGGGGTGCGTGAGCTGGACCGACGAGGGTGAGGCGCTGCTGAGCTCGCGCGGGTATCGCTATATCAGCCCCGTCTTCGCCTTCACCAAGCCCGCGGGAGAGATCGTCAAGATGGTCTCGGCCGCACTCACCAACAGCCCGAACCTGCAGCTCGCCGCACTCAACAGTGCGCGCGAAGAAGAGGAGACGACGATGGACAAGGCTGTCCTCGAGGCCCTGGGCCTCAATTCCGACGCGACGGCCGCCGATGCGGTGGTCGCGATCAACACGCTCAAGGAGCGCGAGACGACCGCCCTGAACCGGGCGCAGTCGCCGGACCCGGAAAAGTTCGTGCCCAAGGACGACTACGACCTGGCCATGAACCGTGTTCGCGAGCTCGAGCAGGTGGAAGCCGAGCGGACCGAGGAGGCCATCAACGCCGCGGTCGACGCGGCGATCGAGGCCGGCAAGATCGCCCCCTCCAGCCGCGACTTCCACATCGCGGCCTGCAAGGTCGAGGGCGGGCTGGAGCGCTTCGAGAAGATGATCGAGGCCGCGCCCGTGATCGCGCGCAACTCGGGCCTGGACGACAAGACGCCCGGCACCAGGACCGGAACACTCACCCAGGAAGAGATCGCCATCTGCCGCCAGCTGGGGATCGACCAGAAAACCTTCGCCGAGGCGAAGGCAAGCGAGGAGCAGTAACCGATGGCCATCATCACCGCATCGCTGCTTGAGGCCCTGCGCACGGGGTTCAAGAAGACCTTCGAGGACGCCTACGCCTCGATGAAGGCGACGACCTTCTACACCGACGTCTCGACGATCGTGCCGTCGACCACCGCCTCCGAGACCTACGGCTGGCTCGGGGACTTCCCGGACCTGCGCGAGTGGGTCGGCGATCGTGTCGTCAAGGACATGAAGGAGAGCGGCTACCAGATCGTCAACAAGGAGTGGGAAAGCACGGTCGGCGTGAAGCGCCCCCAGATCGAGGACGACAATCTCGGCATCTACACGCCGATGGTCCAGTCCATGGGGCATTCCGCGGCGCGCCACCCCGACATCCTGATTGCCGAGCTGATCAAGAACGGCAATGCAAACGTCTGTTACGACGGGCAGTACTTCTTCGACACCGACCACCCGGTCTACCCGAACCACGAC